CGTCGAAGATGGGTCTCAGATCGTTCTGACAAGCCCCATGGGGTCTGCTGCGCTCAAGGGATGTCATGAAGTGCAGAACATCGGCGCGGTTGAAACCTACCAGCGCCGGTATCTGTGGGTTGCTGCGCTGGAGATTGTCGAGCATGACGCGCTAGATGCGACATCCGGAAAAGACAGGGGTGTTGCAAAGATCAGCGCAACAGCTAACGCACAAGATGCCATGGACGATGAAACGCTAACTTACCTGCGTGATGTTGCGATGGAGTGTGTTGACCTTGTGCGTCAGCAAAACCCGCTAGGCGCTTGGCTTCGGCTGGATCGTGAGCACTTGGACGACGAACAGAAAACCGCGCTCTGGTCGATGCTTGACAGCAAAACCAGAAGCGCAATCAAGGCGGCAAAACCAACGAAAGAAACGGCTTAATCATGGCATACGAACAAAAAGATAACAGCGGCAGCATCTTTGCGAACGACAAGAAGGAGACCGCCAATCACCCGGACGGCAAGGGCACAGCAATGATTGATGGCGTCGAGTATTGGGTGAGTAGCTGGAACAAGATGACGCAAGAGGGAAAGCCGTGGCGCTCTATGAGCTTTACGCGCAAGGACGCAAAGCCAGCAGCACGACCAGCGGCAAAGCCTGCGCCCATGGATGACGATAGTTTGATCCCTTTCTGATCATGAAAAACACAATCCTATCAAGCGAGGCCCGCCGCAAGCTGGGCGGAACATACGCCCCGCGCAAGCCTATAGCGGGCGAGGCTCCTCCGAGGCAAAACAACTTGTGGATCTTGCGAAATCTCAGCGAAAGCGACATCGGGGCGGCTTATCTGCGGCCAGGTTCGGGTGATGCTGCGCTGATTCCGAGTCGTGGGCCGTTTAAGATTTCGGGGTCTGTATGACTGACGCAACCAAAGCGCGGCCGGTGGCGTGCATCGTTGATGGCATAGCCTACATGCGCGCAGAGCTTGATGATGAAGTGTGGGACGCTGGCGTCAAACTCTACACCCACCCATCCGACCAGTCGGCCAGAATCGCTGAACTTTGTCACGCGCTGCTTATGGCAAAGCGCGCGCTAGAAGAATCAGCAGAACTGGTGTTTATTGAATATGCAAAGGACGGGCGGCACGGCATGCCAACACGCGCAAAACAACTGTCGGGCATGAAAGCACTGGTTGACGCTCACTATGCAGCTATAGCATCTGCCCAAGCAGCGCTCGAACAGGAAGCGCCAGCAGAGCCAGCGCCGGGGCTGGGTACAGATAGGTTGCACACGTTCATGAATGCGGCAGCGGGCGAGGGACTCATGCTCAATGGTGTGGACGCGGCAGACCTGTATTTCGAACTGTTCCCGGAGCTGTACGCCAAGGCCTTAGCCGCCGCCCACGAAGCAAAGAGGGGGTGACTATGGCGAACAGGCTTTATCAAACTCACACGCTCCCAACAAAGGATGTTCGTGGCGCAAAAGCGCACAAATTGAACTATGAACCTAATCGCAGAGTACGCAACCATTGCATGGGCCAATGGGGACAAGAAGCTGCAGGCAGCAAGGTGGCAGTACATCAAACAGCGCCTAGCGGATCTGGAGACTGTGCCGCACCTGGGCGCGGCGGGAATCACTGCGGCAGTGCTGTCGGAACTGAGGGCATTTCGAAATGATCATCCGCCTACCATTCCCCGACCCGGCCCTATCGCCCAATCGCAAAGCGGGCCGAAGCTGGAGAACGACAGCAGAGGCAAAAGCGCAGGCGCGTGATGCTGGATTCGTTGCTGCAAAGCAAGCGCTGTCGCAAGGGCCGCTGCAATCGTCCGCCGATGGCTGGATACCGCTGTCTCTGGTGTTCGTCACGCCGACTAAGCATCGCAGGGACTTGGACAACATGCTCGGCAGCGCAAAGCACGTTTTGGACGGCATGGCAGCGGGCCTGGGCATAGATGATTCTATGTTCAAGCCGGTTCTGGTCGATTGGGTGGCGGGAGACAAACCCGGCGCAATCATCGCCGCGGTGGGTGTGACGATTGTGTCATCACAGGTGATTGCATGACAGCAATATCAGCAGCAAGCGCCGGAGTTAAAGACATGGCTGATGGATCGCTACGCATTACTTTTGAGTTCGAACCACGGGACGCTGCAAAGGCTTTTGAGCTATTCGGGGCTCGTGGCCGCAATGTTGCTGTTGCGGCATTGGTAGACGGGCGAGGCGCGGTAAAGGAGCCAGCGTCTGTGGTTTTGATGGGCGGTCCGTTAAGCAAGTCGGCTGCGATGCTGGACAAAAACCCGGAATTCATAGATTTCATTTATGGGGGTGATCCAAGGGATTACATACTTGAAGTTTGCGCAGTGTCTAGCCGAAAGGAGCTGGATCACGACCCGGTCGCGGGCCAAAAATTCCACGACGTGATGGCGCAATTTAATCGGTGGCGGCAAGACAGCAACCAGGTGCAGGACTCGCACTATGGCAACCCCATCAACCGTCTTTAAGAAAGGCGAGAAAAGACCCAATTGCTATTGAGACGCAAGGTAAAACAGGCTTTATCATGGAGTTGTCCGAGGCATATGTCGACGTCATTGTCAAACGCTGGCAGGACTTCACAGGTAAAATAGCAACTCACGCAGAAACTGGCGAACCTTTCGCGGAGGTTAAAGATGGCAACTAAGAAACCAAGAACTGAAAAATCGGTTGTAAAAAAGGCTGGCCCAAATGGGGGCGCTCGGGAAGGCGCAGGCCGCAAGCCGTTTGAGCCGACTGATACCGAGCGCAAACAGGTCGAAGCGCTGTCCGGCTACGGCCTTCCAATCGAGCAGATTGCAGTCCTGGTGCGCAACGGCATTGACACCGACACTATGCGTAAATACTTTGCAACCGAGCTGGTCTCCGGCAAAGCCAAGGCTAATGGGCAGGTAGGGAAAACCCTATTCCAAAAAGTCATGGCAGGCGACACGACCGCAGCCATCTGGTGGTCCAAGACCCAGATGCGTTGGAAGGAAGTGCAGCACCACGAGCACAGCGGCGTTGATGGAGCACCCATCGAGTACCGCAAGATCGAGCGCGTGGTGGTCGGCAAGTGACAACCCTGCGCATTGAGACCCCAGCCTGGGCGCTGCCGATGTTGGAGCCTGCGCGTTACAAGGGCGCTCACGGTGGCCGAGGCTCTGGCAAGTCGCACACCTTTGCCGAGATGATGATCGAGGCCCACATCATGGACCAGAGCAGCCGGTCGGTCTGCGTGCGCGAGGTCCAGAAGTCCCTGGCCCAGTCGGTCAAGCGCCTGCTGGAACTCAAGATCGAGCAGATGAACGCTGGCTCTTACTTCGAGGTGCAGGAGGCGGTCATCAAGTCCAGGAGAGGCGACGGCATGATCATCTTCCAAGGCATGCAGAACCACACAGCCGACTCGATCAAGTCGCTGGAGGGCTACGATCGTGCCTGGTGCGAGGAGGCGCAAAGCCTGTCCCAGCGCAGCCTGGACCTGCTGCGGCCAACCATCCGCAAGCCAGGCTCTGAGCTGTGGTTTACGTGGAACCCCAGCCAGGCCAGCGACCCGGTCGACCACCTGCTGCGAGGCGAGCAGCCGCCACCCGATGCTGCGGTGGTCGAGGTCAACTACAGCAAAAACCCCTGGTTTCCTGACGTGCTCCGCTTCGAGATGGAGTACGACCTATCCCGAGACCCGGACAAGTACGCCCACGTCTGGCGAGGTGCCTACCTGCAAAACAGCAGCGCTCGCGTCTTCCGCAACTGGCGCGTCGAGGACTTCGAGACACCACCGGATGCGATCCATCGGCTCGGTGCCGACTGGGGCTTTGCCTCCGACCCGACGGTGCTGGTGCGCTGCCACATCATTGGCCGCACGCTCTACATCGACGAAGAGGCCTACATGGTCGGCTGCGAGATTGTCAACACCCCCGACCTGTTCATGACCGTGCCCGAGGCCGAGAAGTGGCCCATCGTGGCCGACTCGGCCAGGCCGGAGACCATCAGCCACATGCGCAAGCACGGCTTCCCCAAAATCATGAGCGCGGTCAAAGGCCCGAAGTCGGTCGAGGAGGGTGTCGAGTGGCTCAAGTCCTACGACATCGTTGTGCACCCACGCTGCACGCACACCATCGATGAGCTGACCTTCTACAGCTACAAGACCGACCCTCTGACCAGCAAGGTGCTGCCGGTGCTCCAGGACAAGAAAAACCACGTCATTGACGCGCTAAGATATGCTTGCGAAGGCGTGAGACGCGCAGCCGTAACAAAACCGGCGATGTTCACGCCAATTGCCACCATGCACAAATGGTAAGAAAATTGCACAAAATGAGGATTTAACATGGCCAGACTTTCAAACGACCAGCGACTTGGTAATTTGCACGATGAGGCACTAATGCAATTTGACGATGTGCAAAGCGCATTGCGCGACGAGCGCCTTCAGTGCTTGCAAGACCGTCGATTCTACTCGCTGGCAGGCAGTCAGTGGGAAGGCCCACTTTGGGACCAGTACGAGAACAAGCCCAAATTTGAAGTTAATAAAATCATGCTGTCCGTGATTCGAGTAGTCAACGAGTACCGCAACAACCGCATTACCGTGGACTTTGTGTCTAAGGACGGCACAGACAATGACAAGCTGGCCGAGGTTTGCGACGGGTTGTACCGCGCAGATGAGCAAGCGTCCGTGGCAGATGAAGCCTATGACAACGCTTTTGAGGAGGCGGTCGGCGGCGGCATTGGCGCCTGGCGCTTGCGTACCGTCTACGAGTACGATGAAGACCCAGAAGACGACCGCCAACGCATACGTATAGAGCCGATTTTTGACGCTGACAGCTCGGTGTTCTTCGACCTTGGTGCCAAGCGCCAGGACAAGTCCGATGCAAAATTCTGCTTCGTTGTCACATCAATGACGCGCCAAGCTTACAAAGAAGCCTACAACGACGACCCAGCAAGCTGGCCAAAGATTATTCACCAGTATGAATTTGACTGGTGCACACCCGATGTGGTTTATGTGGCCGAGTACTACAAGGTCGAGGAAAAGAGCGAAACTATACGCATTTTCCAAACCATTACAGGCGAGGAAGAACGCTACACCCAGGCAGACTTTGCGAACGACGAGATGCTAGAGGAAACCCTAAGTGCTGTTGGCACGATGGAGATTCGTCAAA